TCACGTCATCCACGGATTTTTCCACGGGTCGTAATCCGTTTGGAACGTAGCAAGCTGCCAATCCGTCACGGGCTTATTGTCCTCTGCCACTTTTCGGGGAATCTGCGGATTCAACCGCAACCTCGCTGCATCCGCAAGCCACTTCATTGAATCCTCATAATCCCGCATCCGAACCATGCTCACGTTATTCGGGGCGATGAGCTTCGTCAGCTCGTACAACGCCAAGCGCACCATGTGTTTCTTGAGATTGTAATTACGTGGGTCATGCGGAGTAAGATTTACACCTCGCTGCGGCCGGTCGGCGTTGACATCCGTACCGGGATAGAACACCCGTCCCTCGTAGACCACGTACTCATGCTCCGAAAATTCGTATTCGTTATACGCCGGATCGTAATCCGCGATGGCTCCCCAGCAGTCGGATTCCATCGGCGTGGCGTTGTTGTCGAACCCCTCCATGCTTATCAGCGTATAAAACGCCCCTGAGAACTCCACCACGTTCCACAGCAGGTAGTTTATCGGCTGCCATACCGTATATTCCGCCTCCAACCAGCCCTCGACCATCGGAATGCGGATCTCGCCGAACTTATATCCGTTCTCGGCCGTACAGATGTACACCACACCATTGTACTGCACGAGATCATTCGGGTAGTAGGTCTTGAGTTGCGAATAACGCTCGACGGTCGCCGTGTCCAAATTGACGTCCACATGTTCCTGCCAGTAGGTCTTCACCGACGGCATCTTGTAGCCGCTGATGGAGCGGATGACCTCGCAAATCGTCCCTTCATGGTAGATGTGCGCTCCCACGGGAAAGGTAATCCGACGGTCGTATTCCGCGATATATTTGCCCCTGCCGAGTTCCCGCTCGATTTCGTAGTTCTCCGACAGATGCTCCACAATGCTCATCTCGGCCGACTCCTCCGCTTGGATAAACCGGTCGCTGTTTCCTCTGGTCATCTGCGAAAGGGCCTCTTGCGTGATGATGCCCAAATAATCCGTATCGTTCAAAAATCTCCTGTACATGGTTTTTAGTAGTTGAATCCTTCGTGAAGCAATGCCGTCGATACCACCTGGTAGTTCCCCACATTGCCGTTTTTGTATTTGTGCCAGCTATCCCGCAGGTAGTAACAAAGCAGGTAGTCCAGGCAGTCAGACAGATGGCCGTACTTCTCGTATTTCACACCGGTTTTCGGGTCGGTCACTTTCTGTTTGGATTTGGTGCCGTCCTCGTTTTTCGTCTGGTAGATCAAATCCTCTGTCAGTTTGCGGCAGCGCAGGTCGATGCGCAGCTCCCAGCCGTTGTAACCGTCGAACACTTCATTGACGAACTCGCACCGCGTAATCTGGGGCGGCTGTTTTCGGAGCAGTTTCACACGGGGACGCAGTACGCCTTGCCCCAATGTCTCCGTGATGACCGTAAAGTTATTGATGCCGTCCTCGGAAGCCGTGGAGCGTTGCAGTCCTGCCGGGTCACCCGTTACGTCCACGCCGCCGATCTGTTTGTCCGAAAGCAGTTTCTTCTTCATCCGGCGGGCCAATGCCGGCGTGTTGTTTTCTTTGGCGGCAGCCGTACCCAATACCTCTTCCAAAATGTAGATTTTCCGCTTGTCGTAGTCGATCTGGGCAAGCAGCACGCTCATGTGCGGAGCCACGTTGAAGTCCCACACGGTAATCAACGGCCGCGTCGGGTCATACACCCGCTCTTTCAGACCGGTAACCAAATGCACAGCCCCGTCGAAACGGGTGTAGATGGCCATATCGTTGGCCTCCACAAAATCCCAGTTGCCGTAAAGCAACCGTTCTTTCGTCGCCTGATCGCTGATTTTGTTTAAGGCGGCTTCATAGGTCTGACGGAAAGCGATATCGGGATTGTCAAACACCGAGAACGGCACGTAGGCTTCGCCCTCACGAGGTATCACCCGGTCGCCATTGTCATCCTGCACGAACCGGCTCCGTATCCAGTTGGCCGTAGGATTCGTCGTGAGCAGCATTTTTGACACTTTGAACGTTTCGTGGGTTTTCCAACGCAGACGCGAGAACAGCACCTCGATAGCCTTTTGGCTCACCTCCGAAACCTCGTCGCAGGCGGCAATCGTCGCCTCCATCGAACCGAACCGCTCGAAGTTGGGATCGGACGGCTGGTCAGCCAAATCGAGCATGATAATGACCGAATCGTTCCAGAACCGCAGTGTACCGGCCACGTTGTTGATGTGGTAGTGTTCGTCTTCCACCAATCCCCATTGTTTGATGACCATGCGGATGGTGTTCCACGTCGATTCTTTCAGGCTTTTCAGCGTTTTGCGGGCCACTACGGCACGAATATCCGGGAAGCGGATGCAACTGCTCACAAGCCACACGCTGGAAACGAATGACTTGCCGCCGCCCGCCGCTCCGCCGCCTAAAATCAACTGAGGGATGTTCTGGTTGTTGCAACGCTTGCAGTAAGGCTTGTAGCGGGGATTGTGGTTGGCGTCATACCCGATAAGCATCTGTTCCACCTCGCCGCCGCACAACGGGCATTCGGGCTGGAGCAGTTTCCAGAGCTCGTATTGCTTCGGCGACGGGCAGAAGTCGATTTTCAGGCTTTCGGGAGCCTTCAGTTTCTTTAGCGCCATGCTTCCACAATTTCGATTTCAATGTCGGAAGCCTTGGCAAGCAGGGCGTTCAGGGCATCCGATGTCTTGCGCGATTCGGTGACCTTGCCCTTGACGGTGTTCTTACCCACGATGATACACCCGGCGGAATCCTCCTCCGTATTACCGCTGTGGATCAGAATCCCCAGAAAATGCGGCACGTCATGCAGGTACGGCAGCACCCGCTTGAACCGCGCACTGTATTCCATCGTCACCTTGTATGTTCCTGCCGGTATCGCCGTGCGGGCATACACTTTCTCCTTGCAGCGACACGAGCGTCCCGACGGAGTATCGGGGCACCGGGCAGGCAGTTCACGGATTTTGTCTTCGATGGTGTGGCAAAAGAAACGCCCGTAGATCGACAGGTCGCCGATGGTATAGGTTTCCGCCTTGTATTTGCGTCTGAGAAGCAGTTTCATTCTTTGATGCAGTTAGAGTTACACCAAAGAATAGCGGTATGGCAACGAGAAACGGTTATAATAAAAATGTCCCGATATCAATTATATCGAGACATTACAATGTAACACTATCGGCTCTCAATTTATTTAAGTATTTGTATATACTCCGAGTATCGAATCTCCGCATACGGATTGTCGCTCGCAATGGTCTGATGCACGGCCTTTACCCGCCGCCAGAACCACCAACCTTTATATTCCACCCACACCGCCTGATGCAGCGTCACCGGTACCCGTATCTCACCCCGTAGCCTATTATCCTCGATGATTCCCGCAAGCCGGATGTGCGGCGTAATCATCTCCACCCGCTGTCGCAAAACCGGAACTGTATCCCGGACGATAACCGTATCTCGTATTACCGCATCTATCGGTCCGGCCACTTCGACCTCATGCCGTGCAGCAGCTTCGAGGTATTTGATTTTTACTCCGAGCTGCTTGATCTTTTCGGCATCCTCGGCACGCAGCCGCTTGTATTCGTCCACCCGCAACCGCAGTGCATTCACATCCACGGCCATCGTTACCGAATCGACCCTAATGCGTTTCATATCCGACAGCAACGCTTCGGTATTTCCCCGGTAGCGATTACGTTCTTCCTTGAGATAGCCGTTGCGATGCCACAGGAACGCAACAGTCAGACCGAGCAATAGCACGGCAAGACTCAAATACAGGGTACTCTTACGCATGGCAGACTGATTCTGCGGGTATGAACCACTCGTATTCCTCCTGGTACGGGTCTTTGAGAAATACCATATATCCCTTGCAGCCGCGACGTTCGGGACCTGTGAGGTCTTCCGACACGACACCTGTTTTCCCGACCAGTTCTTCCAGCATCATCTCCGTGAGCTGGGACGATGCCACTATCTTCACTTTTGAATTTCTTTCGATCATAACATTTTTTATTTGATGAATAGTAATTTGAATTCTTCTTCGCGCCGCCGCCGGATGGAAGGCACGGTTTTCCCCCTGTAATGGCAGAATGCCGCATACTCGGAATAGATGTCCCGATTTCCGGCTTCGAGGTTGCACACCAATCGGCTTTTCGGTCGTGCCCCGTATCCTAAAAGCCGGTATTCTCCCACATTGTAGGCCAACACGCCGAGTAATAGCGAATCTGCCCCAAAGCGGCGGAATACAGCGCATTTCTTCTTCAGGTCTGCGCGTAACAGCGAATCGGCGAGTTCTTCGGTCATTGCCGGGAATGATTCGCCCGGCAGGAGTTTGTGCCCGTAACCGACATACGGGAGATGGCGGTGGTCGTGCATGCCTTCGTAGCGTTTGATACAGACCACGGCCGACTCGAAGCGTGCGTCTTGCGCCCGGATATGTCCGGCGGACAGGAGGAGCGCAACAGACAGTATCCATCTGTTCATCGGTTGTGCTTTAAGAGTTCCTTGATGTCTTCCCGCATTTCCCGGATGTCGGTCTGCAAGGAGGTGAACTGGGTCATGGTGGCCTCGAAGACGGCCTTGTCGAGCTTGATAGCGTCGATGCGTTCGTACTGGTCCTGCACTTTCAGTTCTAATGTCTGGCAGCGGCGTGTCAGTTCGTTGATATGCTCGGTGTTGCTGACGTGCTGTACATAGAGGGTCACGACGAACGAGACGATGATGATAATCGTCCGGAAGTTGTCGCTGATGAAGTTTCTTACTTGTGTCATGATGGATTTTGTATTAAGATGGAAAAAGCATTCGTAATAGCCTCCATAAGCCGGGCGGCAACCTCGGAATCCCGCAGTAGTCCGTATAGCAGCAAACCGAGGATAACGAGGATGTAAAGCACCCGTTCCGCCGTACGGCGGCTGAGTTTCGGTCGGTTCCTATTTTCACTCATGGGGCGTGGATTGCGGTACTATGACGTTGAATACTACGCCGCCCTCACCGCCGTCGATGCGGAGTTTGGTCTCCTGCGAGCACTTGATGGGATAAAGTTCCATGAGGGCTTTGGCGGCATTGACGGCCACGGCACGCAACGGTGCCGGAGAGAGGGGCACGCCGAATTTGTCGGTGTACTCGGCCGAGGAGGTTTCGCTCATCACGGCTTTGAGCGTTTCGGCCACCTGCAACCGGGTGGCGATGGTCTCGACATCGAATTGCACGCTGTCGATCATCTCCCGGATGCGGGCCGAAATATGCGGACGCCCCAGCAGCAGGCGGCTGGCAATAGGTACGTTCTTACCTTTACCGAACACTTCCTCGTAACACTTGCGGTGGTTGCCGGCATAGAGCGGACCGCCGGAAACATATAGCTCGCAGAACTTGTCTTCCTCTTCGGTTAGCGGCTTGTCCGTCAAAGAGCCAGATACTGCCGGCAGGATCTCGTTCGTCTTATCGTTATCTTTCTTTTTCATCACCTCATCGTTTGAAAAAGGCCCGGAGAAGTTCCGGGCCGGAGTTCTTTGTTAAAGAATAGAGGATTACGGCTTCGGCGGTTGAATAAAATCCGCCTTTCTGGAGATAAGCTGCTCCATCAGTGTCTGGTAAAACACATCGGCCAGCGCGTCGGCACATGCCTCGGCATCCGCCAGCGAATTGATGAGCCGCATGTTGAACACCACGTTCAGGTCATACCCCGTGATGGCTGCCATCAGCTCGTTACCGTCGTAGTTCAGCACGCCGTAGGTCATGCGGTCTTCCACCCGGAACGTGACCCGTCCAATCTTGTCTTCTTTCTTCTCTTCCATAGCTTCAGATTTTGAAATGATCCCTCGTCTTCGGTGTCCGCTGCCGGGAAATATCCATATCCCCGTTCTGCCGCAGACGGCGGCTGCAAAGTGCGACCACTTCCCGTGTAGCCGTCACGTCTGCATCGGCGTCGTGTGCGTCGTCCAGCTCGATACCGAGACGTTCGGCCACTAATTCCAGCTTGTAGGACGTGACCTGCGGATCGGCGGCAAAGCAGAGCCGTGCCAGGTCGATGGTGTCTAAGTAATGGGGCTGGAAGTTCCCGTAGAAATCCGTCGTGCCGGCAAATACCTGCGCGAACTCTTTCAGCAGCCCGGCATAAGCCATCATCTGTTGCAGGAATCCCGCATCGAACGGGATGTTCTGACCGATAAGCACGGGCTTGTAACGGGGTCCCTTGCTAAGGGTATGCTTGCGGGCGAAGTCGATGACCTCCGCCGCCACCTGCTTCAAGGGGATGCCCCGTGCCCGCAGCAGCTCCATCGTGATGTCGGTGTAGTTCAGCGCGGCGGCTTCATAGTCCATCGGCTCGGAGGTGTTCTCTTGCTCGATCTCCCGACGTGTCTTGAGCACTTTGCGTTTGGGTGCCCCGCCCAAAGGCTGCTTATCGTAAGGAGCGATGTAGTTCGCATAGCGTCCCAGCACCTCGAAGGTGTCGAGCCGCACGGCCTGCATGGCGATCTGCGTGCAGGCGCAGCGCGTGCAGTCCAGACCGCCGGTCTCGAAGTCGAGTACGACGGCCGTGTAGATTCCCTGTTCTGTTTTGGGTGTTGTCATATATTATCCGAGTTGATTGATGATGTGTAAGGCCCGTTCTTCAAACTCCCGTAGCGAGCCGTTGTTGTCGATGACTGCATCATAGGTTTTGTCGGGCAGTTGCAACCGTTCGGCATCCCGTACTATGCGTTCGGAAGAGATCCCCCGTTTGAAAAGCATATCTGGATTAGACCGGAGCAACACTGCCACGATGCGGAACCTTCCTTCGTATTGCTTTCGGAGCGTAACCAACCCTTTTTCATCTAAAACATAGACGCATCGGCCGGTGGCGGGAATCTGTCCGAGCATGGCGAAGTATTCATATCCGCCGTATTTCGTGTGTGTCAGCATCTCTTCACGGGGCGGTATCTGCCTTCGGTCGATGAAGAAGTAGTCTTTCCCATGTACCTCGTTTTCCCGCCGGGGGCGGGTCGTATGGGAGACGATGACGGGAATGCCCAACCGTGTTCCCAAGTATTGCGACAAGTGTGTCTTGCCGGTGCCGGAATTTCCGACAATGGCGATAATGGTAGATTTCATACGATATGAATGATGGTTGATTTTGTACTCTGAAGGTTGTTCGTGCCGGAATAGTCGCTGTATTTGACCATGCCCGACACGATGACGATACGGTCTTTCAGGGCGGAGATTTTCTCCCGATGGGTTTCGCAGGTCTCGCTCCAGCAGACCATCTCCGCCACGTCATTGTTTTGCTGGAGCGTCAGCTTGACGAATCGCTTTCGTTCTCCGGTCGCCCGGTCTTTGTACGTGTGTTCGGACAACTCCGTGACGGTGGCGCATACGGCGGCACGCCGGCCGTCGCTGGCCGGGTCGAGCACGTCGTGCAGACTCATGTAAGAGGCTTTGCCTTTTACAAGTGTACGGGCTTCGGATGCCTCAAAGATGCGGCGGTAGTCCACCGAACCGATACCCGACACGGCAATCTGCTGGCGGCTCCAGAAGTAATGTTGCCCGATCATCTCTTCCGGGAAGTCTTTCGCCGAAAGCGTGAAGCCCAACTCGGTCGCTGCACGGGCAAGCAGACCGTAACGTTCCGCCACCGTACCGATACCTTCCACTTTGTCGAAGCATCCGGCCAGAATCATGTTCCGTACATGCCGGGCGTTGACCGGCACACGCACGGATTCTTCGGCGTTGTCGGGATCGTCCCAGTAGGCGTATTTTTTGAGCTTGTACCGGAATATCCGGTGGATGAAATGCTCGATGGAGTTGTAGGGACCGTTTTTCTCCCGCTCCTCGACAATGCAAGAGACAGCTTTGGCTCCGAGCTGTTTGATACGACCGAGCGACCAGAAGATTTCGTCCGTGCGGTAGTCGGTAAAGAATACCTGCCGGGAGGTGTTGATTTCGGGCGGTACGATGCGGGCTTTCGAGCAAAGTTCCATCTCGGACATCAGCAGCGGGATTTCCTTGTCGTCGGCCCACTGCAACGCAACCGTATAGAACGCCGTCGGATAGTTGGCTTTGAGGTAGGCTCCCACGTAGCTGGTAACGGCGTAAGCGGTGGCATGGCTGGCATTGAACAGGTAACCGCCGCCGGCTTCGATCATCTCCCAGATGTGTTCCGCGTCTTCTTTAGGACACCCTTTGGCGGCAGCTCCCGTCATGAACTTCTCTTTCATGGCACGGATGACGTCGATTTTCTTCTTGGAGATAAGTTTCAGCAGCCGCACGCCTTCGGCCAGCGAGAAGCCACCGACTTCACGGGCCATCTGGGCGAGCTGTTCCTGAAAGACCAGCACGCCGTAGGTGTTTTTCAGGGCATCGTAAGTGCCCCACAGGTAAACGGGTGCGACCTCTTCACGACGGCAGAGCAGGTATTTTTCCGCCGAACCGGAATCGAGTGTCGCCGGACGGTACAACGCTCCGGCAGCAATCAGGTCGCCGATACACTGTGGCCGCATGTCTTGCAGAAAACGGGTCATCCCCGCCGAGGAGAACTGGAAGACGTTCTGCGTGTAGCCCTCTGACAGGATACGGAAGGTCTTCTCGTCGTCCAGTCCGCTGCGCACGATACCCCCGAAGGAGAGTCCCGCACCGTATTCCCGGTTGCAGATGTCAATGACGGCCTGTATTTTCGACAATTCCTTGATACCCAAACAGTCGTTTTTCAGCAACCCGACCTCGTCGATGGAGTATCCGTCCAGCTCGGAAATGAGCAGGTCATCTACTTTCTTGATGGGCGTGTAGTCGAAACATTCCATCGGCTCACCGTCCTGCTGTTTGGGCGTGATGATGATGGCCGAGGCATGGACGGAACCGGAACGCGGCTGTCCCAGCAGCGGGCGGATGTCCTCGATGACCTTCGGGTATCGGAGGATGAAGTCCCGGACTTTCTTGTTGGTTGCAGCTAACTTGAACAAGTCGGCCCAGGTCATGTTGTCGTCCCCGAAGATGGCTGTGATGTAATTCACCACGCTGACCGGTACCCGGTGTACGCGGCTGACATCTTTCAGCACGGCTTTCATCTTCAATGTGGTGAGCGTACCGGCGGAGAAGACCTGTTGCCGACCGTCGGTGTTGTAGCGCCGCTCCAGATACTCCTTGACCTCCTGACGGCGGTCGGACTGGAAGTCGATGTCCACGTCGGGAAGCTGACCGCCGGGACCTTGTCGGTAGCCGTCGCCCGCGAAGCTGTCCGCTATCGGTATGCGCTCCGAGAGTTTTTCCTGCCGGATGTGTACGATTTTCATAGGAGGTCGTTTTGCAGGTTGAACAACAGGTCCCGGTTGTCGAAAATCACGTCGTCCTCTTCCCGTAGCTGGTCGGCATAGACCGTGAGGCGGTTTCCGTCACGGACAATCGCCAGTTCGGCATCCCGGTCGAGCCGCAGGGTCACGCCGTTGTCGAAGCAGATGCGGACGGCACGATCCGACAGCACGCGGTCGGTCAGGCGGGTTACCCGGTCGGGATAGAGCCCGGCACGCTCGGGCAGCAGAAAACGCTCGAAGAGCAGGTTGTATTGGATGGGATCGATGAGCGTGATGCCCAAGAGGTACAGCACGAGCGAACCACCGGCGGAACCGCGCCCGCAGCCCACGAGAATGCCGTTGCGGCGCGCCCAGTTCACGGTATCGTACTGCACGAGCAGGTAGTCGATGTTGTCGGTCGATTCGAGGATATAGACCTCTTTCTCCAACCGCTTGCGGTACTCCTCCGCCCGCTCACGGGGCGCGAGCCGCCGGAAGCCCTCCTCCAGCAGTTGCCGGAACATGGCGTAACGGTCGCCGTAACGCTGCCGCTCCTCGGCCGTCATATCGTAACGAGGCATGTAGTTCCGCTCGGTCCGGTAACGGGCTTCGGCTCCCTCGGCGATCTCGACCGTGTGGCGGCACATCCGCTCGAAGAGCGCGTCCGTGTCCCACCGCTCGCCGTCGAAGAGCGCACGGACGGCGGCATAGTGCTCGTCGATGTCCTTGAAGTATTGGTCGTCGCTCTGGGCATGGGCGGCACCCGTGGCGATTTTGTTGAGCACGATTTTCGTGCGGGCATCGTCCTTGTCCGGGTAGTAGCAGTCGGCAATGAGTATCGGCTCGACCAAAAAGCTGTCGTTCCGCTCGTCATAGAAGGTGTGGAAGAAATGGGCGGTCGCCTTCAGCACTTCGGCGTCCAACCGCTCGGCCTTGTACTCCGACAGGTCCACTTGGTAGAATACGTTGTCGAAGGTCTCCCGCAGGGCTTTTACCGCATGGAGGTTCTTTCCCATCCAGTGCGGCGCAAGCTTGCCGAACACCAATACGTTTCCTTCGCCCCGGCGGAGCAGTTCGGGAAGCGAAACGGTCGCGTCCGCAGCGTCCACCATGACGGCTTTCTGGATGCGCAGCAGGTTCCTGAGGCCGCGCTGGCTCTGGCAGTAGATTTTCACCTCCACCTTTTCGCCCTCGTGAGCCAGCGTGCAGGTATATCCGATGACGGGACGGATGCCGGCCTTGTCGCAGGCTTTCTGCAATGCCAGCGTGGCACCCATCGTATTCCGGTCGCAGATGCCGAGGGCGGTATGGCCCATCCACACGGCTTTCCGCACCCACAGCGACACGTCGCCCGAAGCGTTAAGTAATTCGTAAGGCGTGTGTATGCCCAGATTCACGAATGGGGTCCGTCGTTTGCAGGGGACCCGCCGACCCACATATTTGAGGATGTTCAACCCGAAACCCTCCCGGAGGGAATAGTAGTACCAGTTGTCCCCGAACGGGAAGGCGACGTATTCGATGCCTTCGGCCAGCAACACCTCCGGACGTTCCATCAGGTTGAACTCCACCTCCGCGCCTCGCATGCAGAAAATCGATTCCACCCCGGAAAGGTCCGCGAGGAACAGCTTGCCGAAACCCTCGATTTCGACCACTTCACGGTCTATGGGCCGGTAAGCGATGCGGTGCGCTTCCAGCCATTCATGTAATTCGTTCATGCTATTTCTGTTGTATTTTGGTGAGTTGATATTCGATGGGCGTTTTCAACCCGTAGGCGAAAACACGGTAAATCTCTTCTGCCGTGAGGTCTTCCCAGTCTTTCTCCGGATCGGGAATGTCTGCCACGAAGACCCCGAAATAGGCGGAGAGTTCCGAGGCGATGTGTTTGACGGCCTCCACGGCATCGCCGTCGTAACCGATGACCACCGTGCGGACGCCTCTCGTCTGGAGTTTGTAGATCTGGGTGCGGGAGATTTTCTTGCCGAAAGTGGCGATGGCCACGATGCGGCGGTTGTCGTACAGGTCCAATTTGCGGGTCAGGGCGACCACATCGAAGATGCCTTCGGTCAAGATGACCGTGTCAGTTTCGCCCTCCACGATGCCGTCGTAATGATAGAGCAGCTTCACGAAGTCGTTCTCGGTGGAGTTGCGCCAGCGCAGAATCTTGTAGTCCCCGTTGCGTGCTGCACGACGGTTATGAAGGTCGATTTCCTCCTTACTCCACGTATGGCGGGCCACGTAACCCACCGTATCGCCCGCGTCGATGACGGGAAAGATCACGTAGTCGTCCCAACGGCGGTTCAGCCGGCAAGTGGTGCCCACAGGAAAACGGTCGTAATCGTCGTAGGTAAATCCTCGGCTTTGCAGATAAGGATGCGTAAAGGTGCGTCGCCAGTATTCCGGAAGGGACACGATGCCTAACTCGTCATCGACCTCTTCATCTGCATCCTCTAACGGGAACAACACATTGGGAAGCGGTTCGTCGAATGCCACCGTTTCCGTCGGCAACAGGTCCATCCGACCGAGGCTTTCGAGTAGCTTCCCCAAAGTTGTGGTCGAGCGGCCACACGAGAAGCAGTGCGCCATGAAAGGTTTCTTGCGGGCGGTCTCCCTGCCGATATAGACCCCGAATTTCCCTTCCTTGCCGCAGAACGGACACCGCGCGATGAGGTTCTTCCCGCCGCCGTCCGTCCGCGCCCCGAGTTCCGCCCGGAGCTCGGCCACAAGCAAGTCATATTCTTTCCCTGTAACGTACATATAAAGAAATAGTCCGCCGCAGTGGCGATGGGTGGCAAAAACCGTCTTTTATTTCTCTTTCGGGCGAGATTCCCTATTTCTCGACAAATTGTCACCGAAACATTTTGCGTTTTCCGACAAACGCAATGGCAGATTTCTCTATCCCGACTGTCGATGCACGAAAATTGCTCACTAATTGAGCGATTTTAGGTATATTTTTGCTCAACTTATGAGCAAATTTTATATCTTTGCAGAAAATATTTTGATTATGAATCAATTACAGGACAGATACAACAAGTTGTTGCTGGAGACGGATACCCGTTTCCACCGCTATATGTACGACCGCATCAACTGGAACAGCCGCATGATCGGACTGACAGGACCGCGCGGTGTGGGCAAGACAACGCTTGTCTTGCAATATATCAAGGAGAATCTTCCCACCGATACCTCGCTGTATGTCACGGCCGAAGATTTCTACTTTGCCGACCATCGCCTATTGGAACTGGCCGACGATTTCGTCAAGCATGGAGGCAAACACCTTTTCATCGATGAGATTCACCGGTACAAAGACTGGTCGAAGGAGTTGAAACTCATGTACGACTATCATCCCGAATTGCAAGTCGTATTTACCGGTTCATCCGTACTCGACATCAACAAAGGCGTTGCGGATTTAAGCCGTCGGGCAGTCATGTACCACATGCAGGGGCTCTCGTTCCGGGAGTACCTGCTGTTTTTCCATGATGTGAAGTTCCCCGTATATACGCTGAATGATGTCCTGCAACGTGAAGTGGAGATTCCATCGCAGTTCCATCCGCTTCAATTTTTCTCCGATTATCTCAGACAGGGATATTATCCGTTTTCGCTGGAAAATCAGGGCATACACATCCAGCAGATCGTGAATCTCGCCCTTGAATCGGATATACCGCAATACGCAGGCATGAATGTCTCCACCGGTCGGAAGCTAAAACAATTGCTGGCCATTATAGCCAAAAGTGTACCCTTCAAGCCAAACATCAGCAGCATCGCCACGGCGCTTAACGTGAGCCGGAACAGCGTAGCCGATTATTGTCTCTATATCGAGGAGGCGGGACTTATCGCTCAGCTTCGGGATGATACCGGCGGAATTCGAGGACTGGGTAAAGTGGACAAGATTTATCTGGACAATACAAACCTCATCTATAATCTCGGAGGGGATAAAGCCGAAATCGGAAATGTCCGGGAAACCTTCTTCTTCAATCAGATGCGGGTGAATTACGATGTAATCACCTCTTCCGTTTCTGATTTTATGATCGACAACTATACCTTCGAGGTCGGGGGGCGCAAGAAAGGAAAAAAACAGATTGAAGGAGTTCCGAATGCCTTCGTCGTCAAAGATGACATCGAGTTCGCTTCCGGCAATACGATACCGCTCTGGCATTTCGGATTCGGCTATTAGATGACAAAAGGCTCCGAATGGGGAGCCTTTATCATTTTTTAGATCTCTTCCATCTGTTGTAATGCCATCGACCGCTGCGGATCATAGAACACCTCGTTGTCGTAGTCGGTGGCGATTTTGATGGTGTCTCCCTTCCGGAAGAACCGGCTCTTGGCTACATGCAGGCGCATCAGACACTCTTTCCGCTCGGCCGACGACTGGTTCATAGAGATCAGATGCGTGCAGGGGCGTGCCAGGCCCTTCGCCTCCGAACAGTTGTATTCGGTCAGCACGTTCCGCTCGTTGTTGAGCCAGTCCCGGTCTTCGATGGTACTCTGGTAGGTCACTACCATCCACACGTTCTCGTCCGCCGCCAGGTCTTTGAGGTCGTTTGCCACGGCGATGCGTTTGGAGCGTTCATGCTCGGCTCCCCACTGTCGGCGCGTGGCGTCGGTCAGCAGGTCCATCGAGTCCACGATGACCACATCGGGCGAGTAGCCGTTGATTTTACGATATTCGGCAATGCCGTTCTTGATATCCATCGTCGAGATGCGAGCGGCGAAACGCGGGAACGAACGCACCGTGATACTGCCGGCATAGCTCATTACCAGTTCTTCGAAATGCTTGAACTCCCTCTCGGAAATCTTTCCCTGCTCGAAGTAATAGGCATTGCGGGAAATCATACCGCCCGAATAGGCATCCAATGCCTCCTGCTCGGAACCTTCCAACTGGTAGTGCAACACGTGCAGGCCGTCATCTATGTCGGCGCGGATGCCGATGTGCTTGGCAAGGTGTGATTTGCCCACCCCCGTCGATGCTAAAAAGCAGGTCAGTTGCCCCCGAAGGTTCCGGCCGCCGTTCAGGGCATCGAGGTACGGGATATAGAAGCGGCACACCTGCGGCAGGCGGTTTTCACGGCTCTCGGCTTCCCTGCGGCGGTTATGCTCGAAACGCTCCCGGAAGGTTTTCGCCACGTCCACGAACGCCGTGGTGCGGAGTGTAAACGACGAGAGCCACCCGGCATATTCGGCGAGCAACGTCTCGGCCTTGTCGGGGCGGTTCTGGTTGTAGAGCCTGCCGACCTCGGTATAGACTTTCTGCAACCGCACGCCCTTGATGTAGCCTTCGAGCATGTCGGTAAGGGATTCCGTATTGGTGTTCTCCTCCTCGTATTCACGGAAGGTCTCCAACAGCTCGATGACATCATAATCGCCCTGAAAGGTCTGCGAGAGCGTGGCATACGTCGGAGGGGACTTGTAGGTGCGGTAGTGGTTGGCGATGACCTCCTGCATTTTCTGGAAGCTGCGGTCCGGCAGGTACTCCTTGCACATGTTCTCCGCCACCACGCCGCACAGGGTGTCGTAGCGCAGGGCGGCGGCATAGAGCTCGTAGAGAAACTCCGCCGACAACGGATTGACGGGTGCATTTTTCATGGGCGGCTCCTCCTTTCGGCTTCTTCACGGCGCAAGCGGTAGAGTTCCGGATAACGGGCGGCGGTACGCTTGCGGCAGAACTCGGCACGGGAGCATTTCCGGCAGGCGGCCGAGAACGGATTCCACAGCAAGGTCGAAATGCCGCAGACGTAGTAACCCACGGGCGTGTTGACCACCCGCTGTTTGGTCGCCTCCTCGTATGCCGGATCGAGGAACTGCCACAAGGGATGTTCCCGCCGGTCTTTGAGCAGCAGCGGCAAGGAGGCTCGGTTCAGTCCGGCCTCCTGAAGCCAGCGGTCCTCGTGGTAACGGCGTACCGGTGTGGTGGCGGCGAAACGTTTCCGGGCTTTGGGGCCGAAGGAGTGCGCCGGTATCCAACGGTATGCCAGATAGCCTCCGTCAAACCGGCTGATAGCATGTACCTGACAGATGCAGAAGTCGGCGATACGCTCGTCGGAAAGTTCTCCTCCGCTGTTGGAGCGCAGCATGTCGAGACAACCTGCCACCGCCCGCCGTCCCGACTCTCCGCCGGGAAAACGGAACGAAGCATCGATGAGACGGCGCACGAGGGTCTCGAACAGCGACACCGTCACACGGGTCTTATCGTTTCTCTCCATCGGGCGTAATGAGTTTGCGCATCTGCTGTTTTGCCAGGAAAATCCGGCTCTTCATCGTGTCGAGACTCCGGCTCTTCATGTTGCCGTTGCGATATGAAATCTCGACGATCTCCTCCAACTTGTAGCCCGCCTGTTGGAGCAGGAGGGCTTCCCGGTAGATAGGTTTAAGCGAGTCGAGGGCGCTGAGGATGTCATCGCTGTAGAATTCCCGGTAGTTCTCCATCCCCATAGCGTTGCCGTGCGTCTCGTCTTCATCGCTGAGCGACGAGGCCAGCGAATAGACGTTCACGTTTTCCGAAACGGGCAAACGACCGTGACGGCGGTTCTGCTCCATGACGAACCGCTTGGTCACGATGTGTATCCAGTTGAGAATGCACCGCTGGGGATCGTAGGTGGTGATATACTTGAAAAAATTCACTAATGCCTCGCTGTAATTGTCTGCAATATCCTCCTGCAAGTAGGTGTAGCGGATGCAGAGCCGGTACACCAAATTTTTGTTGGGCAGAATATAGCGGTTGAACAGCTCGGTGCGCAGTTCGATATTTTTTAACTCCTCTTCCGAGAGAGGCTTTCCCTGTTGCTCCATAGGCCGACTGATTGAAGGTTCAATCTGAATCTCAATCTGTCAGCAACTCTATGTGCGTCAATTTTATAAATGTTTGTCATAACTTCTTAAATACGATATTTGCGGATATAGTAATGATAAAGGTGGCAGGCGTCGGCGGCGTTGTCGTCGGGTGCGTCGTAGCGGTATTTCTCACGGCAGGCGCGAATCATCTGCTCCTTGGTTGCCCGTCCGTCTCCGGTGGCGAATTTCTTCAGCGTGGCCGGATTCACGAATTCGGGCTCCGGAAGGTCGAGCTCGTCGCAGACCTCCAATAAAATACCCCGTAATTCCGAAAGACGGCGCAGGTCGTAAAAATGGCGGTTCACTGCCACATCCTCGGCTACGATCCGACGGATGCCGTAACGGCGCATATAGGCGAGAAGCATCGTGCGGAACGCACCGTGCATCTTGTTTCCGTTGCGGCGTTTCGACTCCGTGAAGTTCCATACTCCCGCCTCATGCAGCGAGAAATATCCCGTGTGCGTGGCGATGTCCAACGCCAGCACCTGCTCGCGGCCGATGTTATCCGATACGCGACTCTCCATTTTCCTTGACGATAACTAATTTATGGGGATAACTCTCGGCCACGTTGCCGTGCGAGACGACCAGTACGGTCCCGCCGAGAGCATTCAACGCCTCGAACATGGATGCAAGACCCGCTTCGTCCACCGCCTCCAGTATCTCGTCGAGAACGAGTAGGTCCAGCCCTTTTTCGTCGTCGCAGTGGGCGTTGACGAGTTTCTGCATGGCAAGGATGGTCGCCAGATTCACGCGGGCGGCTTCGCCGGCGGAGAATTTGCCGAATGAGCCGCAGTCCACGCCGTCTCGCAGCAGCGAAATGGAGATCTTCTCGCGCACCTTACCGCTTTTGAGCAGCGTATAGCCGTCGAAACGGATGCGTATGTCGCTGCCGATACCGACGAGGAACTCGTTGGTAATACGGCTGAGTGCCTCGATTTTCGTGTTAGCGAGATAGGTCTTGAACTGCACGAAACGCTCGCGCTGTACTTCCAATGCCCGCACTTTGTCGTCCACGTCGAACTTGCGCTTGGCGGTCTCCATCGAACGCAGCTCCTCCTGTTTCATCGTATTTCGGAGCGACAGGGTCAGGTCGGTCGTGGCGGCCTCGTTGACCTCGCGGATGGTCTCTTTCAGGGTGTCCACGGCACACTCCGCCGAACGGATGTCCTCCTCGGCCTTACGTTTCTCCCGACCGAGTGCGGCACCCCGCTCGTCGATGAAGCCGAACACTTCGTCGAATACCTTGCGGCGGATGCCGTCGATCTCCTCCTGCATGGCAGCAATTCCGGCTTGGGTGCGCTTGCGGTTATGCTCCGCATCCTCGACGCTGCTTGTGGCACTGCGTACCGCACGCTCGTGTTCCGACAGCTTCTGGTCCCAGTCCCGATGCTCGTTCTCTATGTTGCGGCGTTCGGCGCGGATACGGCTCTGCCGCAGCTCGACCTCTTCGGATTGCTGCTCTCCGGCCTCTATGCGACCGTTCACCTCGGAGAGTTGCTGCTGGCGAAGACGCAACTCCTTTGTTCCCGCCTCGATGTCGAATCCGGGGTGAGCCACCAGAAACTCGTGACCGCAGGCGGGACAGGTAATCGAACCGGCCAGCTTGTTGGAGAGCTCGTCGATACCAGCCGAGACGGTACGGCGCTTGCGGCGCAGCTCGTCCAAACGTCCGGCAAGGTCGCGCAACTGTTTGTCTATCTCCTGCAACCGCGACTGATAGCCTGCCGTCTGTTCCTCGTACTGCGAGCAGAAGCCGGCGTAATCCTTTTTGAACCGCTCCCACGCCGCACGTTTCTCCGCCAGCGTCCCTTCGGCATGTTTCACCGCAGCATCGAGGTTGGCAAGCGATGCCTGCGCAATCGTTAAATCCTCCTTTTTGAGTTTCAGCGTCCTGCTCCAGTCCGTGCGCCGTGCATTCGGAAAGAGCGGCATAAACGTTTCGATGGCTTTCAGGCACTCTTCCAGAGACGTGTCCGAAGATTCCAATTCCTGCAACGCTTCGTCCGCCTGCCGGAGGTTCGCTATCGTCCCGTCGATCTCCTCCGCCGACTCTTTCCGTGCGCGTATCTGTTCCCGTTTGGTGGCGATGGACGCTTCAAGTTCCGCAATGCGGGTCGCACGGGTGCGCTCGCGCTCTTCGCCCGCCGACGTCTCGCGGTCGATCTGTTCCTGCAACATCTCGATACGGCCGTCGATACCGGCCAGTTCGAGGTTTACCTTCTGCTGCTCGCTGCTTAGCGGTTCGATATCTTCCTCGACGCGGGCGATGGCTTCATCCACAAGGATACCATTCGAGAAGCGGTTGATGATCTCCTTTTTCTCCTTGTCCGAGGATGACAGAAAATCCTCGTAACGGTATTTCGAGAGAATAAAGTTATTCAGCAGTTCGTCACGTGTGATACCCAGCTTGTCGAGGATGTAGCGGTTGTAGGCATCGACCGAGGGCTGAACGGCCTCGTCCGTCTCTACTTTTCGGCCGCCGCGCCAAAGTGTGCAGGCGACCGTCGATGTCCCCTTGCGGGGAATGCAGCGTGAAACGACGAGTTCCTCATTGGAAGCGTCGTTTGCCAGATGCAGGTTGATACGGCACTCGTCGGCAGTGTCGTTGATGATCTCCTCCGAACGTATCTTGCGCAGCGGGCTGCCCGTAATGCCGATGGCGATGCACTCCAACAGGGCGGATTTTCCGGCACCGTTCGACTGCTGCGAGTCGTTGTCGCGGTTGTCGCCGAATATCAGGGTCGTAACGCCTTGCTGCAAGGTGTACGACAGGCGGCGGAAAGCACACAGGTTTTCCGCCTCTATGGTTGTCAGTTTCCACATGGTCTGTTCTCGATTTTAGATAAGTATTCTAATCCGACTGCGACGTCCTCGATTTGTTTCTCGCGGCAGAATTCCTCGTAGGTCTCGCGGATGCGGCGGCTGTCGAACTTTTCAAAAAGGGACGATGAAACATTTTCGAGCATCTCCTCGTCGTCGGCGATAAGCTCCACCTTCGTGGCTCCGGCTTCGAGGAGTGCCGCCTTGTCCACCGACTTCATGGCCGCCTGCGGGGCATGAACCCGCACCTTGACCTTGTAGCGGCCGTCGGCATCGATCTCCCTGAGCTCGTCCATAAGGTGTAGACCCGCCCGCTCGGCCGACACGTCCAATACCTTGTAGCGCGTGTTCACCTTGTTTTGGATGAACTCGTGCGTGCCGTCGGTGTAGATGACCGTGTAGCCCTTCTCCTCGTCTTCGCCGAAGTTGTGCTGACGGCTCGACCCGATGTACTCGATTCGGGTTTTCGGGATGATGCAGCGGTTGTGGTAGTGGCCGACGAACACCTTGTCGAACGCCTCGAAGAGGTGTACGGGCAGTTCGTTGTCGGACGGCTGGGACAGTGCCCCGTTGATGCCCTCGTGGATGTACAGGTAGTTCAACCGTTCGGGGTCGAGACGCACCCGCTCTAATTTCTCCGGGAAGCTGCCGTTCTCCGGAAAGTAGGCGATCATGTGCAGGATGAACCGCTGCCCGTCGGGACAGGGCAAGGCGATGTAGTCGTCCGCGACCAGCACGTTGTCGTGTTGGTCGTAGATGTGGCAGTAGCCGCGCGGCGATTCGGGGTTTACCTTGTCGTGGTTGCCGTTGATCATCGTGACGCGCATACCGTATTCGGCAGCCAGCAGTAGGGCGTCGTGAACGGCCAGCAGCACGTCGAGGGTCTGGGCGGCACGACTCAGAAAAAGGTCGCCACCGATGGCGATGTCCCGGATGTCCATCTTCCGGCAGATGTCGAGGGCCTCCCGCCAATTGGCCGTAAATTCGGGTATATTGTCTTTGGATACGTGTATGTCGTTCAGTAACAACAGACACGGATAATCCTTTTCCTTTGGCATAAGCATGTGATGTAGGAAAGGGAAGCGCAGCACAAGGCTGCTCCTTCCCTGAAATGAATAACTCGATGTGTCTGTTTACCTGCGACGGCGACGGGGTTCCTCCTCGGCCGGCGGTTCCGGTGCTTCCTCCGCTTCGGAAGGAGCGGGACCCTGCATCGCCTCCTCGATCATATCCAGCAGGTCCTTGTTCGAGGTCGAACGGGTCACGCGGATCTGGAGACCTTCCTGTTCGATGTAGGCGCGGATCAGTCCGCGAAGTTCCTGCCCCTGCTCGGTGCGGTCGCCCAATCCTTGCTCCTGCAAGCTGTCGAACCGCTCGAACAGGTCGTCGAGGGTGGCGGCACCGGCCGCCGGGTTGTCCTTGTTGTCCTTCGTGCGTTTGTCGAACGAGAAGGAGCTGCTGTCCTCCTTCGGGAGGGCGGCCATGAGGGTTTCGACGGCCTCCTTCATCTCGTCCGTCTCCATGATGGCCATGCCGTAGCGGACATCGCACTGTTTGAGGTACTCGACGGTCGCCTCGGCCTGATAGCGCGAGTAGCGGTAGATGATGTCCGGAATTCGGGGCGCGGAGATCAGGGCTGAGAGCTCTTCTTTCGAGAGCACGTCGGTGTCGCTTTCGTTGTCGATGCTCACGAGGTATTCGGTCTTGCCGCCGTTCTTTTTCTTTTCGATTTCTACCGGATAGGCATCGTGTACCGAACACACGGGACAGGGATAGTCGGGGTTCTTGGCCAGTTTCTTCTGCCAAAGTTTGAATTTCCGCTCGTCGAGGTCTTTGAACTGGCTGTGCGAGAGCGTGAGAAGTTGGATTCCTTTGGCTCGTTCGTCGAGGTCGAGGACGTAGAGCGCGTGGCCGTAGCTGTACTTGAGGCCGCCGCCGAAGCTGCCGCCCCCGATTTTCTCGGCCAGCTTGTCGTCTCCCTGCGCCTTGGCCTCCGCCACGGCAGCCTTGCGGTAGATGTCGATCAGATCCAGCGGATAACCGGCATCGGTAGCTCGCGGAACGGTCACGTACAGGTACGAGGCTTTGCCGCCCGTGGAAGGTTTCTCCAATTCGAGCAGCAGTTGGTGGACGGGGAATTCGTAACCCGGACGGGCCAGTACTCCGTCGGTAGTCGGCGCGATGGGTAGCACACGCAGGCGATACACGCCTAATTTGTCCATGCGGAAGAACTCGGTGCGGGCGAATGCCTTGTTCTCCTCCTGCGCCCGCTGTTGTGCCTGGGCATAGGTCTCCTGCGAGGCAAGGAAAAGGTCCTCCACGGAAACCGGATTCTCTCTTTCAAGATTTTCGTCTTGCATAGTGTTGAAAGTGATAAAATTACTAATGCCGAAGAATCTAAAAGACGACGAGGGACGGGTTCGGATGCACCGCCGCTCTTCAATTTAGAAACTGGATGGAAAGCCGGACGATTCCGGTCCGTTTATCACTTTCCCTATGCGCCGCCCGAACGGGCGGATTCAACTGAATATCTGCAAAAATAGCCTCCTTTTGCGAGCGGGCAAAATAAACAGTTGAATGTTTGCTGAAAAAGTAGATAATACACTGTTTTCAAACGGTTTATTTTACCCCGCAAATAATCGTTTCAGGTTTTTCCCGTTGTGGAGTTCTGCCACGGAAGCCGCAGACGTTCCGCCGGATAGAGGCTCGACGTATCCACCTTCGAGGCATCCTCGGTCATCTGACGGCGGATAGCGGAGATGATTTTCCGGTTCCGGCGGATAAATTTCTCCAACTTGCGCCGCCGCATCTCGTCGTAGAAGGGTTTCTTCGCCGGGGTCATCACGGTAGCACGGCGGCAATAGAGGCCGTCCCGTTCGTAAAGCTCCATGTAACGCCGGAACTTGGGCTTCCTGAGTGACGGGTCTTTCGAGGCCGCGCAGACGATACGGATCAGCGGCAAGGGCGGAGCCCGGTGCCTGCCCGCCGGCAACGACTGCATGATGAGTTGGAACACTTCCGGCACCTCGTATTTGAGGAAGAACCCCAGTTTGGTCTCCTCGAAGAGGTAACGCTTATACGTCCCCTTCGGCCTTCCGGACTTTCCGGGACGCTTTGCGGGGTTCTGTTCCGCCTTGCGGGTGATCCTCGCGCCCCGGTGTTTCTTCGCTTGTGCCATGTGATTCGGGCTTAACGGGTTCGACATGTGCCGCAGTAACATTTTGTGTGCGACGGTATTTCTCGCTGATGGCGGCGCGGCTGTTCAGGTCGCGCTGGATGTTGAGCTTTTTCATGTTATACCATGTATGAGAAGTTGATGTTAATTTCCGTGTTGTACATGCCCCGTTCGTAGATACGGACGTAGCGGCTTCCGGCATCGATGGTGAAGGACGATCCCCGGTTGTATTTGTGATCGTCGTTCCAGTGCGCCATCGTGGTACGCAAGCCGTATTTGGGCGGAGAGACCTTGTTGGGAATGACGGCGACAATACCGCCTTCGTTGCTTCCGTCACGTCGGGCGGTGTTGATACGGCCTTGAATGCAGACAATGCTTCCTATCTGCCGGACAAAGAGCTTGCTGGTATCGGTTCCCGAACCGCTGTTCGACATCTGGAGCCAGCCGGTATCGGAGAGTTTGAGCTGATAGTCGGCGGCGTATGCGGCACCGAGCGTCTTGCAGGCCAGTTTGCGAGCCTCGTCATTGGGCAGGGTCAGGTCGGTGAGCTTGGCATCTTTACGCACATAGTTGTCCGTAAGGTCCTTGCTGCCGGCAGCGGCCAACTTGTCCCGAAGTATCTGCTGGGCATCGGTCGAACTTTTCCCTTGACCGACCAAATAGGTGATGTAGTCCTGGAACAGCTCTGCAAGACGACCGAAACGGTTGTCCGCATCTTTTTTGGAATGGACACCGAGATTTCCGGCGGCGGTCTGCCGCTCTCCTTCATTGAGCCCGGCCAGTAGACGGTCGGCTTTTTTCCGGAGTTCGGCGGCTACCTGCGCCGTGGTGACGTATCCCTCGCTCTGGGGCGTGTCCTCTCCGGCAAAGTTGCCGTTGGCAATGGCGTTCAGTTTGTCGAATAGTTCTTTTGTGAAATCTTTTGTCGATAGTCCTTTACCCTCGACGGCATCCACTTTCCTGTTCAGCCCGTCGGTCAGGGCCTGCTGCGTGGCGTATGTCTTGGCGATGGAAATACCGTTTACCTGTAAATCACCCTGCACATCGACGAAGTTCTTCGGGACGAGCAGAATACCGCCCGCCGTGTTGGTGATGGAAAAATGAGGATGTTTGTCTGCGGTATAGCCTACAATGGCGGCTTCCGCTCCCGATTGGTCGCACCAGCGTATGGTACCACCGAATGCGGCATCCGTCAGGACATGGTCTGCGTCGGAGAGCGTGATGCCATGCACCGAATCAACGGCCAGCAGGGCATGTACCGCCACCCGTTTGTCGGCCCCGCAGGCCTGCAATAGCGGCAACGCGCACCGCTTGCCGTCGTACACCTCGAAATTACGGTAGTAGGCCGTGCCCTCCTCGTATCCGTCATAGTTGATACGGACGGTTCCCTTGTCACTACGCTCGGCAATGTTCTTCAGTTGGTTCCCCGTAAAGTAAAGCGAGCCGGCACGCACCGTGTCGCTGCGCAGGTCGGACAAGGTACAGAGCCGCTCCGTAAAGCTGGCCGTGACAATGCCTTTGCTTTCGACGGTAACGCTGCCTTTAAGCAGGTCGAATACAACAGCGGCGACGGGAGCCGCATGAGTGCCGGCTTCAAGACGGGCGACGGAGGCTTCTGCAAAGTATCCCCGCAGAATCTGTTTGCTGCCGGCCGGGACGACAAGCAGCGAATGTTTGCTCTCGATACCTTTCTCGACGGTCAGGGTGCCGGTCAGCAGGAGGTCTTTGCGAACGGTCTGTCTGGTAAAGGGGCTGTCGGTCATCAGGGCGTAGCGACCGAAGAATTTATCAACCAGTCGGGGTGCGTAGTCGGCAGTTACCTCGATGAATTGCGGCAAGGTTCCCGTAACGGAATCAGCCGTATCGGGGACCACCTTGCCGCCCAGCGCGAGATAGCAGGTACGGCCGCGTTTGTTCACCTCATTGGCATAGACCACCGACTCGTGACAGTTCTTCTCGTAGATATAGTAGGGATAGGAAGCGTCGGCAGCCCCCTCGAAACGGCGGACCTTGCCGTTTATCCACACGTATCCGGGGGTGATGGTCGCCCCTTGGCACACGCAGCCCGAGACGATGAAGTTCGTGCAACCCTCGAAAAGGCTGCCCAAAGCCAGTGCCATCTCTTGCAGGTTGATGATATCGTCAGCGTAAGTGTAGCGTCCGCCGCTTTCCGCGATGTATTCTTTCATTATTTTGTTTTATTGGGTTTGATTTCTTCTCCGTCGATTTTTATCAGATAAGTCTTGCCCGCCGTGCGGTAGGTATTTACCGCGTAGGAGAGCATGTAGACGAATTCCCGCGTAGGAATGGTAATGGATGGTACACACACCATGAAGCTGACTTTTGCAACGGCTTTCTCTTCGGTAAGCAAATGGAACGGCCGGGGATTTTCATCGTCGCGGTCCGTCGTGACCTGCTCGCCCTCGTACCACACCGTGAAAGGACGGCCGACCATCGCTCCCTCGTGATAGAGGTCCACGCCGAGCGGCGTGCTGTCAATGATGTGGATGGCGTCGGATGCGTCGCGGAAGTAACGGCGGAACCGGTAGTTCAGCCACCACTCGAACCACATCACCTGCGAGGTCATGCGTGCTTCGATCTGCCGCTCCCGCGCCCACGCGCAGAAACGGTCGTTCAGGCTTTGCAGCGGCCACACGAGGCTTCCGAGCAGCAAAAGGTAACGCCGTCCCGACAAATAGTGCGGGGTCAGGCGGTTGATGAGCCTGTCAGTCGGTAACCGGTATCTGTTATTGTCCATCGACGCTGAGTTTTAGAGCTTGTCGGAAATTGGGGATTTGTTCTTCGCCGCCCTTCCCGGAGGACTGGCGCAAGTATCCGGAAACGGTGTGCCGCATTCGCACGATGCGCTCCATCGGCATCAAAGTCCCGTCGCTGTTGTGGCAGGCTAAAAAGACACCCTGCCGGGGCGTGGCCTCTTCGTCGATCCACACGTCGGTCACATGCTCGGCCGAACGGATGGCTTCCATGACTTTGGAGACATAGACGGCGGCATTGAACTCGATGTTCATCATGTATTCTTTGAGTCTCTCTTCGATGTTGTCGAAGACCTCCGCCTCGGAGATGGCACCGTCCCAAAAGACGGAAAGCCGGGGTACCAGCAGGTCGCCGGGCAGAGAGGTTACCTCGACGCGGGTACCGGCGAATTTGATCTTGGCGAGGTAAGCACGGATCTGTACCAGCTCCTCTTCGTCCACGGCGGACAGGTTGCCCTTGTCCCCGGTGGCGACCTTCAGGACCAGTTTGCTGTCGAGGTTCACGTCGTCGCTGCTTTCGTCATAGGAAACCTGCGTGATGATGCGCTTGCTTTCGTCCACGGAGGCGTACCCGAAAGCCAGACCGTCTTCTCAAACCGTCAGTTCGTCGCCTTTCTGGTACTGGAGCAATGCACGGGCGTAGTAATCCGGAGTGCCGTTGATACGCCGGTTGATGGTTTCGGAGATGTCGTAGGCGAAGACATCGAGCAGGGTCTCGAAACTGTGGATGACGGCGGCGACCGTCCACGCAATGCCGTTCAGAATGGAGAGTTTCGAGTCGCTGGAAAATTCATTCAGTTCCATGCGTTTGTTGCGCTCCCGGACGGCCTCGTCGTATATTTCTTTCAGGGTTCTGCTCATGGGTTCAAGGTTGATTGGGGATGTAACGATAACATTTTTCAGGGGTACGGACGATCCAGGCACCGCCTTCGTTCCAGCTCTCCTCGTGAGTGAGCAGCCAGACCGCTTCCAGACCGGTGGCGGGGACACATTCGCCGTCCGCATTCCGCACGGGTTCCGCGTAAGTGCCGGAAGGAACGACGGGCAGTGTGAGGTCGCAGTTGCGGCGGCCGTAATGATGGGTAACCAGCCGGATCAGGTATTCATCGACGACAGCACGACTTACGTCGGCATCCGTCAGATCGAGCGTCATCAGTTGCCGGCACTCCGCCAACGGCAGCAGTGTCCCGCAACTATGGCGGCTGAGGTCCATCCGGAAGACACCGTCCAGCAGAGGTGCGAATTCCAGCGGGCATGAACCGCCGCAAAGCGAGAACCGCTCGCAATGAAGCGGTTCGGGCAGACGGATACGACGGGCACCGCTCGCGCTCAAGTCGAGGCTTTGAAGGGTAAAATCTCCGTACATGCGTACCTGTCGGGGCATAACGACCGTGTTGTCGAAACGGTGTTCGATAAGTTGTGCGGAAGAATCCAGTACAACGGTTTCCAACGGGGAGTTGTCGCCCCAGTCGATTTCGGAGGCACCATTACCGGAAAGGGAGAAAGCCGTAGCGATTTGTGCGGCTTCCAACGTAAACCACAAACGGCGAGGTCCCGACGGATGTTTGGGATAGACGTTTCGTTCACCGCCGGCCGGTACGATTTGCTCACGACGGTATCTGGCAACTACATCCGCGTTGATCACGAAATCGTCCGTGTAGAAAAGCTCGTCACCGCCACGGAGCGTATCGGCTAAAGAGAGCACGGGATTGCAGATCAGCAGGTCCACGATGCCCTCTATTGAACCGGTCAGGTGCAGGGCTATGTCATACAGGTTCTGACCTTCGGTGACGACATATTTACCCATGCTGTTCCTCCTTTTCTTCGGTTTCCAGCAAAAGTTCTCCGGTAACGGAGTCCATGTAGGCATTGATGATGACCATGTTGTCTCCCTTGAATTCGGATTGCAGCCTCGCTGCGAGGTTGTTGTTCTCGAAGTTGCCGTGCAGGAAGTCGATCAGACCGACGCCGGTGGTGGGATGCTGGTACAGATTGCCCGGAAAGGCTTTCAGCAAGAACACCTCGTTCTGGTATTTGGCGGCACCGATTTCCAGATCGGTGTCGTCACCGGAATAGAGAAGCAGACAGCCGTCCCGAAGGACAAGATGATAGCGGCCTTCTTCGTTGACGGTCTCGTATTCGGAGAGCCGGATAGCTCGCATCGTGCCTTCGCTGTCCTGCAAATACACGGGAAACCAGACGGTGTTGTCCGTGGAGTTGATGATATATTCGGGATGTCCCGTGCCGTTGTCCAGGTGCAGGCGCACGAGAAGTTCCTTGTAGATCGGCGTGTAAGGGATTTGCACATGAAATCCCTGTTCGACACGGCGACGCACGGCAGAATCCGCCGGGACGGTTATCTCCCCGCGTACCCGCTTTTCGTCCTGTTCTCCCGACAGATGAAAGGGATAGAACACCTTGCCGGCCAGACCGGTCGAGGTGTTTACCTCACCCAAAGAAGGATTCATCGTGATATCCATTCGTGCCATATATATTCATTAAAAAAGGCCCGGGCACTATCGCGCCGGGGCCGTGTGCTACTAAAGATTAGCGACCTGGAAACGGAATGGTTTAGGAAGTTACTGGGAAATTGCCGCATCGTAGATTTTCTCCACGACCATCCACATGTCATCCGGCAGTTTCTCGTCCGAGAGCTTCTCGCACGCCTGTTTCAGGTAGGTAAGTTCGTCTGCCGAGAAGCCGATGCTCACGGGCGTATCCTTCTCGATGTCCCATTCGATACGTCCGTTTTCTTCATTCTCGTGAAGTCCTACAGTCTTACGTTCCTCTTCGCTGATCTCGATCTTGTGCAGGATCTCCTTCTTGTGGTTGAACTCCTTGAACGTGCCCTCCTTGGGCAGGATGACCGGAATGTAGAGCCGGTCCTTGATGTTTAATTCCATATTGTTCGATAATTGGTTTACTTGTTGTTTTCGGTTTCCGATGCCACAACGGTCTGGATGTTATTCATAAACTCCTCGAAGTCCGCCATCAGTTCGGCAATGGAGGCCCGTCCGGGCAGGGAGCAGAAGACCTGCTCGTTCTCATAGGTAATGGTGCCGATAAATATCGGGGCAACGTCGCTCTCCAGATTGGTAGACGGATCGTAGATAGTCGCCAGCACTCGTTCCAGTACTCCGTCGGTAATGGTAAAGTCCAGATTGTAGAGCGCGTGCTCGTTCTTCTCCCTCGCTGTCTTGGTTGTTGTGATTCGGATAATGTTCATGGTTTATGTCTGTTTTGTATAAGAATAGCAGATGCCGATCCGCAAAGGGTGAGTGTACTCCCAAAAATTACAAGTCCCAGTCCGCTGTACTGATCACTTGAAAGTTGAAAGAGCCATCGTTACGGGATGCATCGTCCTGCGTATAGATATCGAAATAGTACGAATAGATAGCCTTGACCGTGGGATAGATCGGGGTGTTTTCCGCCGTGGAATAGATTCCCGTGGCCATGACAATATACCGGCTGGAGAGACTCCACGAAGATGGAAGATAAACCCTGTACATGCCTTTCCCCAGACGGCTCACGGATACCGACTTCGAGCCGTCAAAACAACGGTAGCGTATCGATGCGCTGGAGGTTGTACCCGTAACGATCCCCGTTACGAGAATCTGTTGGAACTTGCCGTAGCGGCTCGTCGTCATCATGTCACGGCGGTTGAGTACGATCCATCCGAAAAAGGTCGTGTTGTCTCCATAGCCGATCAGCTCCACGACCTCACGGGAAAACGATAAGGTCGATTTGGAGATGCCGTCCTCGTAGAAGTATTTGCCGCTGGGAGCGGTAATGCTCATTACGCCGGAAGAGATAGTCGAGCCCCACCGATAATTCACCAGACAAATGCGGCGTCCGGAGTTTTCAAGCGTCCACGGCAGGTTGATGTTCTCGTTCCATCCCCCTGACTGTATGCACACCACGTTGTCGTAATGCACGGGGTCGGTTTGTATGCCACCGGTTGTACCACCTCCGATGTTAATCCAGATTGAAGGGTCGTTTTCCACGAAGGCACTGCGGATGGTTCCCTGAATGGTTACATCCTTGAACTTACCGCCTTGTGCCACGATATTTCCGGAGGCGTCCCACTGGAATTTTCCATTGGCAACCTGTCCCGAGCCGTCCGTATTGAAGACGCTTTTTCCGGAACCGAACGAAGCCGAACCGTCGTTATTGAGCTTCCAGCGTGTGCTGTTGGTAATGGAACCGTCGGCACCCAATGATACGTTGTTTTTGTAAATGCGGGTATTGTCGAATGCCCAGCCGGCAATACGGTTGTAAATCTCCTTGGAACCGGACTTCGTGTAGTTAGCCGAAAGACAGAAATACTCCACGTTGTCCCACGTCATCATCTGGATGCCGAGAAAACCGGTTTTTACAGTGCTACCCGAAGCTGCGATCTGTCCGAAAACCACATGGCCGGCATTACTGGTCTGATGCCACGTCATGGTAATACCCAGCGGCTTATAGGCTCCCGTATACCAATAACCGGAACCGCTGGCTGCCGAGCGTATCTGTATTGGCATGGCACCGACCGCACCGATACTGCCTACCGTGATATTATCCGAGCCGATGGTCCAGCCGCCGATCTTACCCCGCACAAACGTGCAGGTCAAACCGTTGATATAAGCCGTGTTAATGATGTTGGCCTTGATGCTGGCGGCATCGAGTTTCGCGGAAGTAATACTCCCTGCGGCAATACGGTCTGCGCTGAGCGTACCGCTCTTGATACTGGAAGCGTCGATGCTGACGGCATTGACCTGTGCAGCGGTCAGCGTGCCGGTGTAGATACCCGTTGAACTGATATAGGTCAGCGGGTGAGCTGCCAGCGTGCTGTCGCTGCCTTGTGCAAGGACGATGAAGCGCTTGCGACGGATTTCTTCCTCTACGGATGCGGTCAGTGTCCGGGGTGCGGGTGCAAAGGCTTGCGTCGTACCGCTCTGAAAGATCAAATCGGAATTGTAGGCGATCTGGGGTGCTGCCGGAATAGGAGACGGACTCACGGCATTGCTTACAATCGGCTGGTCGGAATAGATATGATAGACTGCACCTGTTGTGCCGCCTCCTCGAAGAAAGATTGCAAACATGCAACAGTTGCCGCACAACGTAGCTCCGGCAAACATCCGACAATACATCTCCGAGAGTTCGTAAATGTCCCATGAATAGGAAATACCGCCCCAACCGCCAAAATTGGCTTTCAACAATAAAATCAGTCCCCCTTTATGCGTGGCCGTGTTCCAGCTATCCGGGGCTTGCTCGCTATATCCACGCCGGATGAGAATGTCGCGTTTGACTGTCTGATCCCCGCCTTTGAAGATGACGGGATAGTATTTGTCTTCCTCCCCGTTGATAACGAGTTTATAATAGTATGGATAACCGAAATTGGCCTTCTTGGCCGCTTCGATATCGTTCTTCCAGTTCAGTGATACTGCGGACGAGAACGTCACCGTGCCGGCAGCATTCCACGAGATATTACCCGAAGCGATGCTACCCGAACCGTCGTTATTGAGTTTCCATTTCGTGCCGTTGGTAATGGAGCCATCGGCACCCAGTACAATATTGTTCTTGTAGATACGTGAGGCTTCGACATTCCAACCGGCAATCGTATTGGCCGAACCGAACCGGGCAAGGCAGGTGCCGTTGCCATCCGTGGCGAAAAATCCGAAGTCGCTATCCGTATTATAGTATAGCTGTGCCCGCTTTCCGCTTGTAGCACTTGAATTCGCACCGTAGACGACCACCCGTTTGTTGCCGCTATCCAAAAGGATATGGCTGTTTGACAAAGTAGTCGTGCCGATAGTCCAACCTCCGATCGTTCCCCGGACGAATGCACAGGATAAGCCGTTGATGTAGGCGGTATTGATGATGTTCGACTTGATTTCCGCTGCATTCAGCCGTGCAGTAGCGATAGTGCCGGAAGTGATTTGCGAGGCGTTGATATTGATAGCCGACACGGTATTTGCCGAGAGCTTGCCGGTAAAGATTCCGTTCGCGTCGATATAGGTCAGCTTATTGGACCAGCCTTCCGTCGTGGCTTTCGTGGTGATGGCGTCCGCTACGGCACGGGCATCCGTGCCGGCCTTTTTCGCATCCGCGATGGAAGCGTTGAGTTGCGTTGTCAGCGTGGAGATCTTCCCGTCAGCATCCTTTCCGGCCTGTGTGACGGCTTCGTTCTTTTTGGTATCGGCATAGCTCTTGGCAGATACCAGTGCTGCATCCGCCTTGCTCTGAGCAGTGGTAGCGGCAGTGTTTATGACTTCGGTCTTGGCCTGATTGATGGCGGCAGTCCAGTTCAGGCTCACGCCGGAACCGAACGTGATTTTCCCCGTTACGGCATCATATCGGATCGACTGGTCTCCGCTGCCGAGCGTCACGCTGCCGGACGTATCCAGCACAAAGGTCTTTTTCCCGGCCCGGAAACCGTAGATACCATCGACGGTTTCCTTGACAACGCTTCCTTTCTCGTCCGTTACCGTCAAGGGGAAATGCCCCATAGCCACGCCCGTTATCGTTCCATTGGCATTCTTCACGCCGGCAAAGAGCTTCGGAGTGATAAGCGTCATGGCATCGATCTGGGTACGGTTCGAGTCCCAGTCGGCGACCCAGTCCAGCATTTCACTGCTTGCACCCGTTGCTCCCTGCCTGGACTTGGCCCATGCGAAGGAGAGAGAATAAGTCTGACCGTCGATAATTACAGGGATCAAGACCGTCCCGTCATCGGCAAGGTTTTTTGTGCCGGCCGTAACTGTATAGGTAATCGTATGGCGAAGGTTATCCGCCACAATCGACGCGAATCCGACGGGAGCAGCGATAGTTCCGAAACGAAAATCCGTCTCGATGCTTTGTCCGTGCATCACGCTGACGATTGAGGTGATAACCACATTCCGCTGGATAACGCCCGCTTCATCCGCCGTAAAAAGGTATTGCCCGACGGACTGGGTAATCGTATAGGCATCTTCCTGAACGACGATGGTTGCTTGTCCCCGGGCGAGAAGTTGCTGGTTCATGCAGATTTTTTCTCAAAGAATAGCTGTACAATCCGAAAAGAGTTGAACAAAAAAGAGTGCCCCGTCCATCAGGACAGGGCATCCGTGGTATAGAAAAGGATAAATGGGCTATTTCGAGACCTCGCACATCAGTACGCCGCGTCCCGTAACCTCGGTTTTGAGCACATTGATCGACTTTCCGGTGTAGGTTTTTACCACCGATGAACCTGCGGCATTCCAGAGTTTCCACGTGTAGGTATAGGTTGTTCCCGCCGTATCGATCTCCTCACCGTTGCGATAGAGGATGGCCTTGACGTCCACATCGTTGCTGTTGTTCTTGATGATGAACCCTTTCTGGCTGACCAAATCGACCGTGATGGGATCGGACATGTCCGTGAAGGAGAGAATGTCGCAGACGACTTTGTTGGCCGAGGCGTTGCCGGCCGAGGTGTCGGTATCTTTAATGGCGCACTTGAAGGTTTCGAAATTGAGTACGGCATCCGCCGTGATGGTGATCTCGTTGGTTGTCCAGCCGGCCGTCACACCCCGCTGATTGGTAGAGGTCAGATACGACCAGCCCACACCCAGCATGGCATTATAATAAGGACATGATACGGCATCGCCCGAGGCGGCAGCCGCACTTAGAGCCGAGGTTAGCGTTACGACCTTCGTCGAGGTATTGACCGAAGATATGGTATATTGAGCCGCACCGACCGTGATCTTTCCCCCGGCTTCCATATTGGTAACGGCGGCAACGGTAATGGTCGTGGCTCCCGCTGCGGCCGCCGCAGAGAGCGTCGTCGGGGCGAATACGGAGGAATCCTTGATTCCCCACGCATAAGTGACATTCGTCGTATCGATGGCCGCACCGCGCCAAAGGTCACAGTGAGCCCGTAAGGTCGAAATTTCGTCATTCTTGAAGACGATACCATCCGGGGCATAACACACGGCGGCGATCATAGCCCCCGCATTGAGGTGCTGGGTAAACTGTACCTCGGCGCGGAATGAGATCTCCAGACCGTTGGCGTCGAGGTAGATCGCTTCGAAGGTGTAACGGGCTTGCGGAGCCGCGATTGTCAGGTGGTTGGCCTTGATGGTCAGTGCATATTTGGCCGAAGCCGCACCGATGGTACAACTGTCCTGACCGTTGGTTATGAGCGTGCCGTTCTTGTACCACTTCGTCGAGCCGCTTTTGATACCGGGCGTCAGCGCGGCGGCATTTCCTACAGCGGTAATCTGGTCCGTTCCTCCCTTGCCGCTCACGTAGAGTGCCGGCGTCAGCACCAGATACGGGGATGCTGTCCACGATGGGGCGTAGGTATTCGTATCCTTGTTATAGACCTGCGTTAATGGTTGATTGGAACCTATGAAGGCTTGCAGGGAGACTGCATCATTCTGGTCGATAATGGTTATCTGACCACGAGCTACTTTGATTGCCATAGAATAGATTATGTTTTGATGTTATGATATTTCCACTTCACAGTTGAAGGTAGCCTGACGCCACACATCGTCATCGGTAACAAGCAAGGTGCGTCCCCGGTGCTCTTGCACATTCCACAGAGCATCGCTCTCCGCATCCCGGCTACTTCGGCTCCAGCGAAAACGCTCTTCGGGGATGCGTTCCGTTACTTCCGTTCCTCCTTTATACACGCGGGCCTGAAGCATCGTGGAGCCTTGTCCGTTGCGCAGTACCGTACCGTGTTCCGATTCCACATACAAAGAATAGCTGTCCGTACCGTCATAATGTTTGAAAACGGTATGCTGTCCGCTGTAAAGCGTATCGTCTGATAAGGCTGACAGTCGGAGCGTCAGGACATCACGTCCTTCCCATCCATGAAAATCCGGCGTGAGTACATAGGAATTCGTGTTCCCTCCCGCATTTTTCCACTGCCCGTCATCGGCCAGATATTCCCAAAGGCAGGAGCTTGGCTCGAAGTTGTGCGTCGTTCCCGTGAGCAGAATTTCAGCCGGATCACAAAGGCTTCCCAAGAGTTCGTCCGGAAAGTGGAATACGGTTCCGCCTTCGATGGTTACGAAGCGGGGTTTCATCTGCTGTTGCGTCGTCTCGTCCAGGTCTTCCCAGCGGATTGTTACCTCCTGCAAGGTGATGGAATCCTTGTCCCATCGAAACCGCCCGCCGGAGAAATAACCCGTGCCGTCCCGATTGATGACGAACGAACCGTCGGCCGAGCTGATGGAACCGTCCTCGTTCAACCTTAAAAGCGGATGCTGGATCGTACCGCCCACACCTCCCCGGCAGAACCATGCTCCATATTCCTCCGTATCATCGAGCACGCCATCCGTAGCCTGGTACAGAGTCGGTATCTTGCCTTGTTCGAGTTGCGGGGAGCTGATAAGAGAGCCTGCGGCACCGGTTAGGGTTATGTTCATTCCGCTGCCGGGGATATGTTCTATGGTCAGAACAATATGCAGACGTGTCCATTCCCGTCCGATTGTGAGATCTTGGGGTAATGTAGTACCGTATTGCACCCGCAGTGTTGTGGCTATCTCTCGGCGTATCCAGAACGAGAAACAATAGAGCTGTCCGGCATGTGCCTCGGTCCACGCTTCGCTCTGACAATCGATGCGAACATTATCGGCCGTGATCCGGTGGCACACGCCGATACCGGCAGGCGAAGGTTCTGTCACAACGGAGGCCGCCGGATAAAAGGCCGGCTCCAGACTGTTCACGAAGCAGTTCTTATGGATACGACCCACATAGAAGGTACTCCCGAACCCGGCCTCGTCTCCGGCGGTAAGTGTCCCCGCCACATTCACATCGCGCGTGGCATAGAGCCGCTGGAAATAGGCCCCGTAGCCTTGCAGCATACCGAAAAGCGGATCGGAAACACCCGTGATACGCCCCACACGGATTTTCGAGGCGTCGGTAAAGGATGAAAGATGTTCCAGCAGGCAGACATTCAGGTCGGATATCTCGCACCAGTCACCCACGGAAAGATACGCTGCAAGATCAAAAGTCAGCACGCGGAGATACTCTGCCGGGAAGTCCACCGTAATAAGGCTCAACCGGTATTGCCAAGCGGTAGTGACATCCACCGTGTCGCTGCCGTCCGTCTCCGTACCGTCGGCATACCCGAAGTGTAGCGGTACAGACTCCAGAGCCTTCGATGCCCGGATACGGAACGAGATGACCAGACGCTGGGGATGTCCTACGGGTACAGTGAAAGGTATCTGCAACCCCGCCTCGGTCGTTGCCGAAGCAGCGGTGCGGGTAAGGCGTATGGTCCGTTCTGCTCCACCTTCCGACGGGGTGTAACGGTACGTCCATGCTTCGCTGTCGCGACAGCCGAACCCCGCAAGGGAAGAAGGACGGCAGAGGGAACGCTCCGTCCCCATGCCGTCGATGACATCCATGTACGGGGACTCCCCATCCGAAGCGGTCAGGTAGAGCGCCCCGCTGCGTCGTTCGTCCGTGAGACTCGTCAGGCGCACGAAATCCAGCAACTCTCCATCATGGGGCTCGTCCCCCTCGATGAGTGCCCCGATAAAGAAGGGGGATGACGCTTGCTTCCCATCCGGCAGCAAAACCTGATCTTCCCCGGTGGAGAGTACGACCATCAGACTGTAAAGGGTGCGTGCGCCGTCCATATACTGTCGGCGCACCACATCGCCCATGTGTAATCCCTGCCGTTTTTTCGAGTCGGGAGCGATGCGGATTTTGAATCGGGAATAGTCGTATTTAGCCATAAATCGATTTACAGTTTCTCGACACTGTCTCCCGAACAGGTGTCCGTCACCCATAGCGAGCCGTTGGTCGCCGAGGAACGCTGCACCTCCAGTTCATAGACCCTCATCCTTTTGCGGATGGTCAGTTCGTCGAACGTGGCGGAAATGTTCCCAGTGGTCAGACTGCGAAGAATTGCCCAGCCTGTGCCGGCCATGCCCGACGTAAAAAGTGCCGATGAGAGGCTGCCGTCGAAGTAGGCGTTGCCGCAGTGGCGGATGCCGTCCCGGATCTGTCTGAGGCAGATGTCGTCGGAAAAGAATAGCCCCTCGACCGTCAGGCGGGTGAGCGTTCCGTCGATACCGATATGGCCGGTGGCCTCAAAGGGGTTTAGGGAGACGATGAAATCACCGAGCGTTCCGACGTGCAGGGAATCCGAGAACCGGTTCTGCGGTGCATACAGACTGGTGGAAGGGGCATGTTCCCAAAAAGCTGCTACCTGACTGTACCCGCCGTCTGGAATCGCTGTGCGGTCGCTGCGTGATACAAACGTCAGCCGCTCTGCATCGGCAGCCAGATAACAACCATCATCCGTACCGAAGCGCAGCCGTTTATGGATCAGGATTCCCTCGTCCTCGCTGTCGTTTCGATATGTAGAGAGCAGATCGCCGCCATAGTTGTGGCGCACACGAAGCGAATCGGGGAAATAGGCAGCCCCGTAGTTGGATAGCAACACATGCTCTCCATCGACATCGGCAAGGTTCGCCATCAGCCGTACTTTGTTCGTGTGGTCTCCACCCAACAACAGGTCTCCGTCAGCACCCTCCAGACGGATGTCTTTCGCACCGGAACCTTTGAGCACGGTAACTCCGCCGATTCGGACTCCGCATCCGGCTGAAAAGGTAAGGTCATTCAGACAGGAAACGGTCTCTCCGAGAACAGAGAAGAGCAGCCGCCCGCCGTCGCCCAACTCTACGCCCTGCAAGGCCCGCAGCTTGCCGGAGAGTGCTGCCGCCCCCATGACTTCGAGAGAACCGGCAATGATAGCATTGTGCATCGACCAGTCCACGGTGGGAAGGTTGGAATTACCGCCGTGATAGACTTCCCGTCCATGAATGAGCAGGCTGTCCGACGTCAGGAGCACTCCGTTTTCTTTGGTCTCGCCCAACAGGACACTTCCGGTCAGGGAAAGGTGGGCATCGGCGAAATCGACCCGTTTCCCGTTCAGGAAAATCGTCCCGGTAGCCGGATCGCAACGGAGCGGCTGCATACCGCCCACAAAGAGCTGGTTCCCGCCGACATGTACGTCACCCGTCAGGCGGATGCCGTAGGTGTAACCGATGATGTTTCCATCGCCATCGGTTTGCGGAGTGCGAAAGGTTTCCAGCACGCGGCGGTTGTCGATGCCGGCGGTAAAGCCGTAGTCGGCGCACAACGGCCCCTGCATGTCACCGCCGCTTCTGGGAAGATAGCCGGCCCAGCTACCCGTGCCGCCCTCCCCGGAAACGCCTGACGAAATCGCCTCGGCAAACCCGTAGGCCGTGTTGTGCAGACGGATGGACGTGTCGTCACCTTCTTCTACGCCATAGGGATTGTCCTCGCTTTTGCGCTCCTGGGCGTTGAAGAAGGTCTGGTATAACTGGCGGTAGAGACTGTAGCACAGGCTCTGCGGGTCGAGACCGCCGATGCCGGGATGAAGGGTGACGCTCATTTGGTATAGGAGGTTTTGGATAGGAATTTCTGAATCTTGGAGGTCAGCGAGAGGAAGTTGGGAAAGTTCAGCGGCTGCATGGTTCCCATGAGCGTAGGTGTCATGATCTTGCTGCACTCCGTCAGGAAATCCAGCATGAGCTGCGCCAGTTCATTCCCTAATACAAGCGGCTCGGTGGCGTTCTCGTCGCCGAGCGTCACTTTGTTATCTGCTACGGCAACGGTCGTGGAATTTACCTTCTGCACGATTTTGTCGGCGGTCTGTTTGACTTCCGACTTATCGACGGTCTGCGTGATCTCTTCCGCGCCCTGCACGACCGACGACTCTTTGCCGCTGTCGTTTCTGACTGTTGCCGTGATACCTTCGGCCGTGTAGATAGTGTGTGCTTCGTTTCCCGTTGGTTCCAATTCGTCGTAGTCGGGCGAAGAGTCGCTGCCGGGGTCGAGAGCCTCGGTTTCCGTCATGCCGATGCAGATCTCCGTATGTGCCTCCATGCGGATCGTTTCGGCGTGGGAGTAGTTGACGATATAGGCATGACGGGTGGCGGCATCCAGTACGATGGTCACCTCCGAAAAAAGGGTCGGCACGATGAGAAAACCGCCCTCGTTGTTCCGGGCGGCAGCCAGCAACACGCCTTTGTGGATGATACCGCCCGCCGAGGCCGTCTCGTCGGGATATTCACCCACGTCCACCGTGCCGCCGTAGTCGGCGAACTCTTCATCACCGGGGTCGTCATGTATCTTGGCGACATAGCCGTGAATCATGCGGGCGGTACCCACACCGCCCATGCCGCCCGGAGCCATCTCGATACGCTCGATACTGCGTCCCAGCGCAATTTTGCGGATCGCCTCCTGTATCATCCGCCGGTTGTTGTCCTGCAT